TGGCCGTTTGGAGGAAAAAATGAACCAGGATCTGTAGTAACACCTAAAAAAGGTAATAATACATATATTATTGTAAATGGTTCTGGACAATGTCCTAATCCACAAAGTATGGACCCTAATATGAATAATAGTATGGTGCAACAAGGTATGAATTCTAATAATCAATCAGGTATGAATTCTAATATGATGCAACAAGAATATGGTAATCAATCAGGTATGGACCCTAATATGAATAATGGTATGATGCAATCAGAATACGGTAATCAATCAGGTATGAATCCTGGTATGAATCCTTATAATCAACAAGGTATGGAACAAGGTATGGAACAAGGTACTGATCCTTATAATCCAAATATCATGCAACAAGGTATGGATTCTTACAATCAACCTTACGGTAATCAAAATAATAGTTATCCATTTGGTGGTAAAAAACGTAGAGTTAAAAGAAAATCAAGAAAATCAAGAAAATCAAGAAAATCAAGAAAATCTAAAAGAAAAACTAGAAGAACTAAAAAATCACGTAGAACAAGAAGACGTCAAAAAAATTAAGTATATATAGAACTTAAATATTATTCTATATATATTATAAATGCATTTATTAATTCGTGATAATGAATCAATTAAAACAATTGATACCAATGAAGATTGGACATTAAATGATCTTAAAGAAAAAATAGAAGATATAACATTTCTACCAGCAAATTTAATTTATTTAACATGTAATTCAAAAGTTCTACAAATGGGAAGTTTAGATAATCAGTTAGAAGATAATGATTTTATAGATGTTATGTTAGAATTGAAAGGAGGTATGCGTGCAAAATGGCGTAAAAAAAGAATGAGACGAATGAGAAGACAACGACGTAAAATGCGTCAAAGAGCTCGTTAAATCAATATATTTCACTTATTTCCATATGAAATAATAAATCGAAACAATAAAGTTTATACATAATTTTAATAAACGATGACATCAAAAACATAGTAATTAGAAGTATAGAAAAATTAGCAGATAACATTATAAATATTTTTAATTGTATGATAAAAGAAAAAAACAATATATGACTTATTCTATTTAATATAACTAAATTATGATAAATACAACAAGAATTTGAACAATATATATTATTTTCAAAAGATAAAAGATAAATATAGCAATATAAACATTTTGTTTTAGGTATATAAGAAATTATATATAGTTGTAATTCGTCGGGTAAATTATATATTTGTTTATTCATTATATTATAACAATATTTTTTTTTGATTTATTATTATTTATCATGTTATAATAATAAATATTATTATTAAAATAAAATTATGGTAATAAATAATGAAATGTTGGAATGCCTTTTGTTTTCACGTTTTTGAATTTGAAAAACCCATTTTGGACATTTATTTTTGTCCATTTTGGATTTTTCAAAAAAGAAATGGAAATCAAAACATAGAGGGTTTTACGTTGTGACGTAAATGCTCTAAATCAGATATTTATTTTTTTGTGTTGTTACCAACAGGTTTTTTAATTAGTTTATCTTTAGCGACTTTTTTATTTCCATATATTAGCGAGAATGGAATTAAAAAGTCGCAAAAAGTCGCCACAAAAATTTCATTGTGTTTGTTGTGACTATTATACATCTAAAAAAAGTGATTTTGATAAGCATATTTTGACACGTAAGCATCTCATGGAATTAAATGGAATTAATTGGAAATCAAAAAGTCGCGAGTTTATTTGTAAATGTTGTAACAGGAGTTATAAGACACAATCTGGATTATGGAAACATGAAAAAAAATGTCAGTCACAAACAGAAGAAATAGAAAAAGTACAACAACCTAATCAAAACAATTTACAAGATGTAATTGTTTCATTGGTTCAAGAAAATAAAGAAATGAGACAGTTAATTGTTCAACAACAACAATCCTATAAAGAACAATTAGATTCATTAATACCAAATATAGGAAATAATAATAATAATAAATTTAATTTGAACATATTTTTAAATGAACATTGTAAAGATGCATTAAATTTAATGGAATTTGTAAATAATTTACCGATTCAAATGGATGATTTAGAAAAAACAGGAAAATTAGGTTATATAAATGGTATGACTAGTATTATATTAAATGGATTAAAAGAATTAGAATTTAATAAACGTCCATTACATTGTAGTGATTTAAAACGGGAAACAATATATATTAAAGACAATAATACATGGGAAAAAGATAATGAGGAAAAGGACAAATTAAAAAAAGCAATAAGTTGTATAAAACGACGAAATTTGCAACAATTGCCTGAATGGATGGAACAACATCCGAAATGCGCAAGTACAGGTTCAAAAGAAAACGAGGATTATTTACAAATTGTATCTAATAGTATGATAACCGATGATTCAAAAGAATCAAAAATATTAGTAAAAGAAATAATGAAAACAGTTGTGATTGATAAATAATATTACGTTATTATATGAATGATCCATATTTTATATATTTTTTGGATTTGATATTTCTTTCTATAATTATCATATCATTTATTGTAATAAATTATCAAATTCATATTCAAGATAATATTAAAAATAAAAAGCAAATTAAGAATATTTTATTTGATATGTTAACTTGTACATTTATTGGATTTTTTCTTATTACAATTCTTATATTTGGAAGTAAATATGGGTTAAAAAAGGCATTTATAATATGGTGTATATTAAATTTAATAACACCCGTTCCAGAGACTGGTCTTATGGTATCATTACCATTGAATAAATATTACGATATTGATTTAATAGTTAGTCAAATAATAATAACAATTGTTTCAATATTTACTATATTTTTTACATATAATCAAAAATACTATAATTCATTTGAATTTGGTAAATATTTTGTAAAATTATTAAATAATAAACGATTATTAATATTATTATCAATAATATCTACTTTTATTGGATTGATTATTTTTCAAAAAGAATTAGATTTTTATTATAAACAAAAGGAATTTACACATCTTTTACCTTTATTACTATCATATACAATTATTGTATTACTATATTTGAATGTATATTTTAACATGAAATGATTATATAAATAATATTATTGATTTATATAATGATTAAACAAATAGAAATAAAAGATAAAAAATTTATTTTCAGAAAATTAAAATTAGACGATATAACTGAAGATTATTTTAAATTATTAAAACAACTTACATATGTTGATGAAATAGATGATGAAAAGAACAAGAATTTTTTTAAACGTCTTAATTCAGATCATCAAATAATTGTTATTACTCACGAAAACAATATAATTGGTAGCGGAACACTTTTTGTTGAACATAAATTAATACGAGATTACGGAAAAGTAGGACATATAGAAGATATAGTAATAGATAAAAAGCATAACGGATGTGGATTAGGAAAACATATGATTGAAACTTTAAAAGAACTAGCAAGTAAAAGAAATTGTTATAAATGTATTTTAGATTGTGATGAAGTTCTAGAGAGATTCTATAATAAATGCGAATTTAATAAAATGGGTTTATTTATGGCCAAATATATTTAATATATTTTTTCCAATCTCTCCATATCTTCTTTAGAATTGATTCCTTCTACTTGATATTGTTGCATTGTTGAAACTATATATGTTTCAATTATTATATTTTCATGAGTTTTAATTAGTTCAATAATATCTGTTAAATAATATTCATTTTGAGCATTATTGTTATTTATCATTGGTAAATATTTAACAAGTAATTCACTTTTAATTGCATATATACCTGAATTAACTTCATTAATTAATTTTTCTGATTCATTACAGTCTTTATATTCAGTTATTTTTTCAAATATTCCATTATATCTTATTATACGACCATAAGATTTTGGATCATTATAACAAGTAGTTACACATCTAATTTGGTTCAGATCATATAAAATTTTGCTCATTAATTCTGAAGTAATCAGTGGAGTATCGCCACATAATATTAATACATTACTATTTTCATATTTTTTTAAATAATCACGACAACATAACACAGCATGACCTGTTCCTAGAGGAGTTTCTTGAAAATAAAATTCATAATTAATATTTTCAATAATATTATATCTCTCTAGAGTTGTTTTGATAACTCCTTTATATTTGCCTACAACTATTAAAATTTTACTAGAATTAGTTTTCGTAGCTTCATTATATACTCGAACAATCATTGGAATAGACTGAAATGTATGACATACTTTAGGCAAATCAGAATTCATACGCTTACCTAATCCGCCTGCTAAAATAATAACTATATTACTCATATAATATAGTTATTTATTTATTTTTAATTTATTTTTTATTTATTAATATATTTATTAATTATATGTGTGGAATAATAGCAGGAATATATGAAGATATATATCATATTTTATTAGAAGGATTAATTCAACTACAAAATAGAGGATATGACTCTGCTGGAATTTGTACAATAGTAGATAACAATTTTGAAATGATTAAAAAATCATCAGACGATACTATATCAGCAATTGACTATTTAAAAAAAAATAACCTAAAAGGAAATATAGGTATAGGTCATACTCGTTGGGCTACACATGGTGTAAAAAATGATATAAATTCTCATCCACATATATCAAATTGTAATAAATTTGTATTAGTACATAATGGTATTATTGAAAATTATAAAGAATTAAAACAAATGTTGGAAGAAAATAATTATGTTATGAAATCTCAAACAGATACAGAAATAATAGTAAATTTAATATCTTATTTTTATAAAGAAACAGAAAATGTGGAATTATCTATAGAAAATACAATAAATAAATTAGAGGGAACATGGGGATTAGTTATAATGCATAAAGACAGTCCTCATACATTATATGTAACACGTAATGGTAGTCCTATATTAATAGGTAGCGATGATAAAAATGTAATAATAACAAGCGAACAAAGTGGATTTTGTAATAAAATGAATAATTATTTTGCATTAAATAATCATGATATATGTGTAATTAATTACAATAATGAGTTAAATATACATACAAAAGATACATATATTTTAAATAAAGTATTGTCTAATAAAAATCAACTTACACCTGAACCATATGATCACTGGATGATAAAAGAAATATATGATCAAGAAATAAGTAGTTTGAGAGCAA